GTGGACAGACTTAGGCTCTTGGGGAATGGAGTTGTCCCCCAGACCGCAGAACTAGCATGGCGTACTTTATGGAAAGAAATGGATAATGGAAATTGAGCAAATAACTTGGGATGAAATGCAAGAAGCTTGGTATCGTTTTTGGGGGAAGAATAAACTAGCGATTTCGGAAGATGGCGAGGTGTATCGAACAGATGTACCGAGAGTAATGCCGTGTCGCAAAACACTTGATTTAAGAAGAAATGCAAGCAAGAGAACAATGTTACCACGAGTTTAAGAATATGATTCATCGCTGGTCAGAGGAGTCTGACATGGTGGATGAGGAGATCATTCAATGTATGGTGGATGCCGCGAAGGAGTACTATGATGAAGATGTCATAGCTTTTGAATGCGACATCGTACTTGATGATGAAGACGAGGAGGAAGAAGAATGAATATATACAAGCCGACAGGCGAGAAGGTGGAGAATTGGCCTCAATGGGTGAAGCGAGTGAGCGAGCAGAATACCGAGTTACTTGCTACTATTGCAGACCATGAGAAGAAAAACGCAGAACTTACCACTGAGGTGGAAGAGTTAAAGAGAAGATGTTGCGATGTGTGGAGGGAGTTGATGGAGGAGAAGGCAAAGCAATGAAGTGGGTTGATGGTGATGATGATTGGTCAATGGAACAACAGAAGTTATGGGCAAGGAAAAGCCCGGTGGGATGGTTAAGGTGTTGGAGATGTGGCAAGCAATGGAAAATATTTGAAGAAGAAACCTGCAATTGTAATGACAAGTGAAAGTACCACCGGGATACAATCCGATCTTTTGGAAAAAATACGGACGAGCGATATCCGAATCAGTTGTCGAATTACCGAAGTGCGACTTACGAAAGCTCGGGCCACCACCCTTGCAATTAAGCCCAGAGACGTTGGAGAGAATACGGAATGCTGGACAATTGGTGAAAAGGAAATCCCGTGTAACACGCTCGAAGAAGCGTTGATTGTAGGAATAGAGATATTAAATCGTGGGTAAGATAACCTATGCTGATGAGATAGACGCGCGCTTTGGCGTACCTTGGACAGATGACTTTAAGTATGTAAAGGGAGAGTTGGAGTGTGCATTATCAGATGAGGAGATAGACAGACTAACTGTACAAGATCCTGTACGAGCAGAAACACTTACACGCTTGCTCCTTGATCAACCCAATAGCGAGAAGGAAGATCCAATCGAATGGGGTTGGACTCTTCCTGGGTGGCGTAGGGTGATGGAAAATTGGAAGGATACTAAGATACATGTTTGCTTGGGTGGTAACAGATCATCCAAGACTACCTTCGCGTCTCGCTTGCTTGTCCACTTGGCACAGAACATACCCGAAGCAGAGATACGTTCTTTGCATGTCAGTGAGGAGCGTAGTATAAGTGATTCCCAGCGTTATATATGGGACTCTCTTCCGGCACGATACAAGAGAAGCAAGAAGAAGAGTGAGAATCATAGTCTGCAATACACTCAGAAGAATGGATTTAATGCAGGCAAAGCAATCCTTCCACCCACTCATCCAGATGCCGAGCGTGGGAGTACGATATACTTTAATAATTACAGGCAGTACATGGCAGACCCACAAATCTTTGAGGGATGGGCAGCCCATACGATTCATGCGGATGAGGAAATTCCTGAGAATATTTTTAACACGCTATTGGCAAGACTTACCGATAATCATGGTCGCTTGATTTTGACCTTTACGACCCTGCAAGGTTACACGCCACTAGTGAATAGTTTATTGAAAGGAGCTACGACAGTCAGGTCAAAGTACTCTGCGTTAATGGATAAGGAACTACCTACTGAACAAGTGTCTGCTAATTGGCCTGACTGTCGGATCTATTACTTTTGGTCACAGGATTCACCCTTTGTAGATTCCAATGAACTTGTGCGTACCTATAGTAAGCAACCACAGGAAGTAAAGCTTGCACGATTATTTGGTATTCCAAGCAAGAGCTTTGAGGGTAAATTCGCAAAATTTCAGCGTGAGACAAATGTAATAGAACATAGCAAGATACCCTTTGTCCTCGACCCAACTGTAAATGTAACCCGTTACTTTATATGCGATCCAGGTGGGAGTAAACCTTGGGTTGGATTATGGGCAGGTGTGACAAAAGATAAGAAGATATATATCTATCGTGAGTTCCCTGACAGTACGATGGGAGCATGGGCAATCCCACACATCAATGGTGCTGGTAAGGCAGTTGGTAAACCTGGCCCTGGACAACGTCCTCTAGGATGGGGATACACAGATTACAAAGATTACTTCGAGGCACAGGAGGATGGTGAGGAAATGTTTGAGCGGATAGTTGACCCACGAATGGGTGCAGCCACAGTGCGTACCAAGGAAGGGGAGAGTAATATAATTAATACAATGAGTAACATGGGATTTGTATTCCGTGCTGCACCGGGTGTGTCCATAGACTCTGGTATTGCGAAGATCAATGATGCACTTAGCTGGGATGATACAGAACCCATGACTGATAAGAATTGCCCCAAGCTTTACTTCTCCGATCAATGCGAGAATACAATATCTTCCATGCTTGAATATGCTGGGGAGAGTAAGAGTGATTACTTCTCTGACCAAATTGACTGCTTGCGTTACCTATTTGTGAGTGGTGCGGAACATATCACCCATCGTGACATTCAAGTCACAGGTGGTGGTGGGTATTAGATTGACTACATAAGGCTACTTTTGTAGCTTTATGCTACACATGCTCTCTGCCAGCGATCCAGAATTACTCTATGTCTCCAAAGAACCTGACATTGCCTACCTGAGTGAAGCGTACAAACGCACACAAAGTGATTTGGGCGAGTGGTTAGACCGCAGGCAACGGGACTACGATACCCGTCATTGCTTATGGTCTGGCAAGTCGGATGACTTCAAGAAGCACGCTTCACAAAGTTCAACAGGTGAGGTATTTCCTTGGGAGGGGGCAAGTGACCAGGAAGTAAAAATGGCAGATGAGTTAATCTCATGCCGAGTTGCAATGTGTATGAATGCAACAAGACGTGCGCACATTGTAGCCACACCCACAGAATCAAGTGATGTGGAGCGTGCCAATGTAGTGAGTATGTTCCTTCGTTGGTTAATTAATTCCAAGATGCAAGAGTTCTACCCAGAGATTGAACTTGGATTGAATCATTTATTTGAGAAGGGCATGATGGTACATTATTGCTGGTACGAGAATCAAGAACTCAAGCAGCAACAAACCATCAAGTTAGAAGAGATTGCCCAAGTACTTCCACAAATTGCCGGAGCGATACAGGATGGCAGTATGGATGAGGAATTAAGTGAGGCACTTAAAACGCAGTTTGATATTAGCAAGTCCAAGGCACGGGCAATGTTAAAGGAAATGCGTAAGGATGGAGAAACCACAGTACCTGTTACTCGCCAAGTTGTAAGTAGACCCAAGATCAAAGCCCTTGCACCAGATGAGGATGTATTTTGGCCTAGCTATTGTATCGATCCACAGGAAGCACCATATATGTTTCATGTTGTGTCAATGACACCCGAGCAATTAAAGGCTAAAATTAGTACCGAAAATTGGTCAGAAGAGTTTGTGGATGCTGCCATTGATGTGGCAGGGCAGGGGGAAAACGCAGACGATACACTTTACCAAATCCGAGATGATGATGAATTTACAAGAACGGATGATAATAGCTTGGTTAGAATTGTGTACTGTTATCAAAGATTATTGGATGAGGATAATGTACCCGGTATTTACTGTACCATTTATCAACCCAACTTACCTGATCTTTATGCCAAGCATCAATTACTTGATTACACGCATGGGAAATATCCATTCGTAGTTACTACCCTTGAGAAAACAAGCAAGAAACTTTACTCGTCTCGGTCATACCCGGAGCTTATCGAAAGCCTTCAGCAAGTACTCAAGGCAGAAACAGATGCAGCGGTTGATGCACAATCGTTAACAACTTTGCCGCCCCTAGAACACCCAATGGGGAGAGCCCCCACGAAGTGGGGGCCAGGAGTACGTGTTCCATATCGCACGCCAGGAGAGTATAGATTTGCAGACACACCTCGTGGATCAGCAGTAAACATTGAGTTGCGTAGATATATTGCAGAACAAGCAAATCGATACTTTGGAAGAAACGCACCGGGTGTAGATCCTGTGGAAGCACAGATGAAACAACAGGAGGTAATCGATAAAGTATTTCACCACCTCAAACATGTGCTTGATCAAGTGTACTCGCTCTACCAGCAGTATGGCCCTGACGAAGAATACTTCCGTGTTACAGGAATGCAAGACATGCAGAAGTATGCCAAGGGAAACCCTGGTGAGAGGTTTGATTTTTACATGCAGTTTGATGCAGCCACACAAGATCCAGAGCAAATGCTTGATCGTGTAAAAGCAATTGCCGAGCTTGGCGCACAACTCGACAAGAATGGAACGCTTGATACTGAGCGTTTATTACAAATTGCAGTCGGACAGATTTTACCAGGTGCTGCGGAAAGTATCATGCTTCCTAAAGAAACCGCATCGCAGAAAGCAATGGATGAAGAAAGACAGACCATTGCAGAAATCTATGCTGGTGTACCACCCAATGTTAAACCAAATGATGCCCACGAGATGAAGTTGCAGATATTCCAGCAATGGTTAGCTCAACCCGATGTGGCACAAAAGGTACAACAAGATCCGGCATTACAGGAGCGTATTTCCAATTACCTACAACAAAGACAGATGCAGGTTCAGCAAAAAGAGAATGCGACAATTGGAAGGCTGGGAGCAGCACCCACACAATTTGGATCAACAGGAGCAGCACAAACAGGAGG